TTCCCCTGGCTGCGGGGAGTAAAAGGCGCAGCCAGGGTTTTTGCCAGAACCAAATCAGGATTGCAGTTTGCTGCCATTGCCGCTGTCCTCGATGGCCACGCCGGTGGAATATACCGCCAGTGCGGCAATGCAGGCCTGCAGCGCCTGCCAGACATTGATCTGTTGCGTGCAGAAGGCTGCCAGGGTGGCGATCAAAGCTGCCATTAATGCCCAGAATTTACGCGAGCGCAGCAACTTTTGAACTTGTTCCAGAAAAGTCATTTTTTCTCCTTGTTTTCTTTCAGGTGGGGGCGCTGCAGCGCAGCGCCCCTATGAATCCTAGGCTACATTTGCCTTATACAACGGGCGGTAGTCAGCGACGAACACGCTGACCCAGTGGCGCACTTTCATACGGATTTCGTCATTGCTGAAGAGCGCTCCGTTGGTTTCACCGTCGGCAATGATGATTTCTGGCATGACGCCGAAACGCTCGCCGAGGATGATGCCAGGTGACAGGCGCGGATCGGCAATCGCGGCCCAGTCGTTGGCGTCGCTGAATTCGGGCACGGTGATGACATCGCCCATCTGCCCCTGCTGCATATTCTCCGAGAAGATATTGCTCTCGTGGCTGAAGGAAGGATACAGAATCTGCATCCCGCTCAGGCGCAGAGACCGCGGAACCAGCAAATATTTGGCGTCGATGGCCAGTTTTGGGGCAGAGGCACCGCTGGCAATAACCAGCGGTTGGTTGTAAATAGCCAGGCCGGCAGCTTCCCAGGCAGTTGTGCTCAGTGCAGCCGTACCCAGATTGGTGTGGTGAGCGGCATCGAAAACCCTAAAACTGTCCGACATCTGCGGACCGACTCCGCTGCTGGAGGTGAAGACAGCCCCCACCAGCGCGGAGATGCGCCGCAGTGCTGCCGAAGCCAGTTTGGCAGGGTACTGGCGCAGTTTGTGGGTTTCGTCGCGTTCGAACATTTCCAGCGTCAAGCCCACGTAACCGCCGTACTTTCCCCACAACCCCGTCTCATTGCTGTCGCTGACGGCCAGTTCGGTGTAGGCTTCGCCTTCGTTGACCGCGGGCAGCACATTCACTTCCCCTACCAACACGCCGGTGATTTCCTGCAGGCTGTTGAAATGTTCCACCTGCACGACGGGTTCCCACCAGCGGTAACCGGAGCGGCCTAATTCTTCCCAACGTGCCAGTATCAGTTTGTTCATGACGTTTTTGAGGACGCCGGGGAGGTTGGCGCTGACGGCGAATTGGGCTCGCTCACCAAAGTAACCGCCGCTGAAACCGATATCTCCGGTCATGCGGGTGTAGAACTCACGGATACCGCTCAAACGGGCGGAATGCACACTCTCAAGTCCGGCGGGGCGCTGCACCTGCATCAGATCGTGCAGAGCGGCTGTGATCTGGTCCTCCGCGCTCGTCATGCTGCTGATCCGTCCCCCGCTTTGCACCAGCGCACTGGCCGAAAGGTCGCTGAGAAGCTGCCTGGCTTCCTGAACGGCGTCGGTCAATTCAGCAGCGGCAAAGATGCGCCCGCTGAACTGTTTGCGCAGACGTCCGCTCACCGCTTCGGGTAAATGGGCTGAGGCCAGGCTGCTTTCGAGCAAAGTGTCGCACATCTGCTGGCGCAGTGCTGCCAGTTCTGCACTGCCGGTTTCTACCGGATTTTTCTCCGCTGTGTCGTGCTCGCTTAGATTGGTTTGTACTTCTTCCATTACGTCACTCTCCTTTTGAGATTGGATTGGTGAGGGCATAAATTTCCCGCCGCGCGCCGGGTGCACCACCAGGTCCACTGAAAATACGCGCAGGATGCGGGTCACCTTCATCCCCTCGGCATTGAAAAGTAAATCTGCTGAAAAACCCACATCCGGCCTGGCTGAGGCTCCAGTTTGCAGCGAATCAGCCAGGCTGGTGATAATTTCCGCAGCCGGACCCAAACTGGTGAGAGTCATGCGGATGCCGTGTTCAGCTTCATCCCATTCGGGGCTGCTGCACACCCCGGCCAGGTCGCGCACGGAACGTTCTTCCCAGGCGCGGTCGTGGTCGATGAAACATTCTCGGCCCTGCCATAACGGCAGCGAATCGCGCAAGACCGCCTCACTGAATTCCCAGCCGTTGCCATTCCCGGCGCTGATGGCCAGAATTTCCAGCGGATCAGCTCCTTTGGAGGTGATCGAACCTGCCAACTGCGCCCGCTGCACTGCTCCTCCTTTCTGATTCTTTCTGTTCATAGGTTTCCTCCTGCTTCTTCACCGGTGTCAGGGTCTATTTTTACCGGCTGGGGTGGCTGGATGGCTCCATTGCTGGAGCTCGTCGCCGGGGCGCACGCACCGCGTTTGAGCATAGCTTCCACATCCACGGTTTCGCCGCAAAAACGGTAAGCCACGCGCAGCAGTTCAGCGTCGTCGATCAAACCGCGGTCGCGCAGTTCACGCAGCGTTGGCAGAATGTTATTGGCCGCCATCGCCAGCGAAATGTTGTCGCGCGCCGAAATATCTGAGCCGTGCAGGGTGATTTCCGTCCGCCGCGATACACGTCCATCCACCAGGCTGCGCCGCTGCACCACCGCACGCATCAAGTCACCGAGGATCCACAGGAAAAGTCGCTGCCGCTGCTCGTAATGCCGGTAGGTTGGCCCCCCTGCCGCCTCGGCGGTGGTGCGCGTGGAGCCTTCGGGTTCAGCTAAAAAATGCAGCGGAATCCCCGCTCCGGCCGCGATCATCTTTTTCAGCGCCAACCCGTCCGCGCCTGCTTCATCCGAGGCCAGTTCAGGGTTGAGCACGTCCCAACTCTCGCCTTCATCGGTGACCAGAATGGAACCGGGTGTCGGCGGGGCAGCATTGAGGCTGGACTGGCGGGCTCGCCTCTCCGCCTCGCTGCCAAAGCGTGCATGGACGACGTAGAGGAATGCCGTACGAAAGTGATTCAGGCGGGCGCGGTCTTCGAGCCAACCTGCGTATCGTCCCAGCCATTTCAGCAGCGGCGCCAGGTCTGATTCGCCCCACTGGCTGCCCACGGCACGGTTGATGGTGTAATGCAGCATCACCGTCGGCAGGCGGCCGCTGCCGTCCACAGCATCGCGGCTGGCGTCGTAAGCGGGCCAGGAAACCGTCTCCAGCAGGTTGTCAGCGGGCTGCAGCTCGTAAGCGGTCTCCTGATCGAGATCGTTGCTGCGTGACTGGATGAATTTGACCTGCTGGGTCGGGACGGCGCGCACGTAGGTCATGCCGGCCGGGTCGGTGCTGAGGAGCAAAAAGAGGTTGCCGCTGCGGGTCAGTTCGTCGCACCATTCATAGATGCGTACGGGCAGGCGGTTGAGCGGATGCTCCCAGAAACTTTTAAGAAAAGCCGCCGTGGCTGTGTGCGCGCATGAAAAGGCAATGCCGCCGCCAACCACGTACTGCGAGGTCAGTTCCACGATGCGCCGTGCTAGCGGATTGACCCGCCAGGCCTGCAGGGCCTCGCGCAGCACCTTTTCGCGGTCGTACTCCCAGCGCTCCTCTTCACCGGCTCTGCGGCCAACGATAAAGGTCGTGTCCGTCTCCGCGGAGAACTGCTCATGCCGCGCTGATCTCTTCTGAGCGGAGGCAGGCGGGAGCCAGCGGGAAAACCAGCGCTCAGGCACTTTTTGCCTCCGCGGCCAGGGCGGCCAGGTCAGCTTCGCTGCCGTTGAAGAAGTTCAAGTCCACCCGGGAGGGCACTCCAGCGATCTTCCCGGCGCTGCTGTACTGCCAGAACGTCCAGCCCGCCCACGGGTACACCTGAGAGGCCCAGCCGGTGGTGTAATGTGCCAGCCACAGCGGATACTCGATGGCCCACTCCACATCCGCGGGTTTGAGCCGGTTATAGGTCAGCACCGGAGCCGGCAGGTAGGTGTTCCAGAAACCGGGAGAGGTGTACAAAAGCCCGGCGTGTCCGTCTTGGCGTTTCATTTCTTGCATAAAGCTGCGAACTGCAGCGTTCATCGCCGCTTTGGCCGCGCCTGCGGTTTCCAGGTCGATGGCAGGAGGCAAACAGGCATGGCTGCCTACAATATCCTTGATCACGCCCCAGTAGTGCTGCGCTTGCTGCAGCGCGTCCAGTGTGGGGAGAAAAAAGTGATAAGTACCGGGCACGATCCCGGCATCCACCGCACCGCGAAAATTTTCCTCGAACATTGGGTCGACCATGCCTGTGCCTTCGCTGGCCTTGATAATGGCGAAGCGCACCCCGCTGGCCTTGACCTTTGGCCAGTCGATTGCCTCCTGATAGTGACTTACGTCGATTCCGTTTAACATTCCTGCTCCTTTCAAATTCACGAACACTGTTCAGGCCCGGATGCCGTCCACCGGCTAGAATTTCGAGTCCATCTCGGCCAGCGGATCGCGCCCCTGCACGATGAGTGCCGGGCCGTTGCTGAAGCTCCATTCGTGTTCGTCCAATACGGCAGCCAGCGCAGCCGAAAAGACCCAGTCGTCGTGCAGCAGCTCACCGTCTTCGGCATCCTTCATTCCTTCGGGTACGCTCCAGCGCATGTGCTGCTCTGGACCAGGGATCACTTCGAACTGGCAGGCAGCCAATTGTTTGAAGAATTCACGCTGCCAGCGCGCCTGCTCGATCTGCTCCTCCGCCCCGTAAAGCACTTCCTGCCAGCGTTCCGCATCCACCAGGCCGAGGAAGTCCCAGCCGAGCCGTGATTTCGAGGCGGAATTGAAGGTGAAGGGCGTCACCAGGCCGGGCAGCGCGTGTTCCAGCATCGCGCTCAAGCCTGCCCCCACCCCGGTGGCATCCACAACCAGCGCCTGCGCTTTCCACTCGTGAGCCAGCGCGGTGATCTGGGCTGCCAGCGCCACACTATCCTCGCCGATCCACTGTCTGCGTAAACGCGGACGATAGATGGGTAAGGCCGTCGCCGCGCCGGGCATCACCTCCACCAGCGTCAGGGCGGTGGCGTCGCGCCGTGGGTTTGCCGCCTGTACGCTGCCGTCAGCACCGCGTACTCCTTCATCCGCCCCGGCCAC